TCTTCGTTCATTACATATTTGTTCATGTGATTCTCCTTAGTACTGCTCTGACAATGCTTGATAGTCTGTGTTAACTAGATAGGCATCATTACCTACCTTGCTCACAAACCCACGTTTTAATGCTTCAACTAATAAAGCGTCTTCGTCTAACTCGAAATTGAATGATGGTGCTTGTGTCATCCACAACTCTTTTTGAGTGACGACTGTGACTAATTGCTCTAACATATGCTGCTCCTTGAGCGCTGGGCGTTGCTCGTTGTCGTAAATGCGACATTCGGGTCAGAAGGTCACGATTATTTTGGGAAATCGTGACCCAAACTGAAAAACTGGTTACTTTTTAACCAATTGAGTTTTACGATGTTCCACGACAATGTTCCACGGTTGATTTGGGTCAGTAACAGAGCCATTTGGGTCAGTAACTGAGCGTTTTGGGTCAGAAGTGGGTTTTGTAAGTTATTGATATATAACAGTTTATCGTTTTGGGTCAGAAGTGGAAAGTGCGAAATCTCGTTTCTGACCATCCGGAAACCTTTACAGCAGTAAGGCTAGAGAGAAATCGTGGTCAGAGATAGCCTTTTTATTTAGGTTTACTATTGAGAGCGTTTTTTCACTATGTGTACTATGGCTACATGGCTACTGGAGCCTCTTTTATAACCAAGAATCATGTGTATTTAGAACAATCGTTGCAGCACTAAGGCTGTGTGGCATTATAGCCGCTATTGAGCGGTTTTTAGTTGCTCTGATTTATGTAAGTAAATGTCCTAAATACGACACTATGCCCCAGCGGGCCGAGCGCGTTGATTATTGGCATGGAACAACGCCCATTGCTCATTGCTTGGTGTACACATACGACAACGCCCATTGTTCATTGCACGACGATCCTTGGGCTTGCTACCGGGACATAAAAAAAGGGCCAAAGGCCCTTTTCAGTGTGCCTCTGCTTTAGCAGAGGTGCGCAGTCTGATTGGCGACTAGTGCTATTGCTTCAACACGCTGTGTCTGCTGTTTGTTCTCTGCGAACTTAGCTTCTGTACGTTGTTGAGTAGCTTGATTACGACGCTTAGTTTCTGCCAAGCCTGCAAGGTGCAACTGATAGCGCTCATCGCGCGATGTTGTGGGTGCAAGGCCGAACGTTTCGGTAAGCATTTTCACAGTAGCCATTGACGCGGAGTATCGCTCGCTGGATTCAAGAACAATCTTGTGAGCAAACTCGGCAAGCTGGATTTTACTGGGGTCTGTCGATGAGAACACCGTGCTTTGCACTCCGTTCTCATCGATGGCACCGTAGACGTTGCCTGCAGGGCGTATCTGCGTAAGCGTCTCTGGGTCTTCTGCAACCAGTTTGGCGCACGCTTGCACTGACTTTTGTGCGGTGTCGTAGGCATTGCCACGATCATCGCCGAACATCTGCTCAAACGAAGGTACCTTCTGATAGTTTGCGATGTTGGCCCAGCGTGCGATGTTGCCAACCTGGTAGGTTGCATCTTGAGACAATCTGTCCACCTCTGCTTGCAAGTAATCATGGATAACGTTAGTCATCTCGAAGGTGCCAGTGACTGTGTTTTCAGTGCGTACTGGCTCGAATACTTCTTTCTTTACTGCTGTAGTTAATTTAGTCATGGGATACATCCTTTATAGTTGTGCGCGACGTTGCGCATTGTTGCGAATGAACTCTTCGCGGTTTTGTATTGGGCTGTCAGCGTCTAACTCACAGTCCCATTGGTATGCTGCTATTGCTTCCGCTTCGAGTAACTGGTCTAGCGGATCGTGCGATGCTGCTGTGTATACGATTTCGTACATGTCATATCTCCTTTGGTTGATGACACAACACATAACGATCGCTGGGCGCGAGGCACGAGCGTTCGGCGTTGGTCAACGCACCACGCACAGTGTTAAGTGCACATGCACATGGTTTACCGGGGCAATAAAAAAGGGCCAGAGGCCCTTTTGGTGGTTAGTAGTGGAGTTTTAGTAGGTCAGAGATGTCGTGGGTTTTGGAGAGGTGGTGGTAGCGTGCTTGGTTAACGTGATGGGAGTGTTTGTGAAGGATACAGTCTTCGAGTTGAGTGTTGACGAGGTGCAGGGTTTGAATGGGTGATAGTGGAGGTAGTTTAGTTGGGCGGAGTGCTTTGAGCTTGGTGATAGTGTTAGTGATAGTGGTAGTAGGGATGTTGATAGTGATTGAGGGGATTGTGAAGTTCATGGTTATAGTTCCTTATTAGTTTCAATGAAGTCTGAGGTAATGATGTGAGTTTGAAGTTTGTAGGCCTGTGTGAGAGACCAGATGACGATGAAGGGTAGTAAGAGCATGATGATTGGGGTCATGAGTGCGAAGGTTAGGTAGCGTCCGAGTGTGTACATGGGTGAGTCCTTATAAAAGAGAGAAGAGAAATGAAAAATACATAAAGAGAAAACGAGCGGGGTGAGCGAAGCGAGAAACGAAAAAGGGGTAGGGGTCCCGGAGGGTAAAAAGAGAAAACAAGGTTCCAATATCGGAATCGGGGAAGGGGGGCGGTAAATAGAAAGAGTCCCAAACCCCCCGCGCCGACCATGGAGCGGATAAAAACGCAAAAAAATATTTTAAAATTCCTATACGTGATACTATAAGCACTGCTAATATATATTTGGGTGTTCGGTTGGAAAGCGCAAACAGACGATTGCAAAAAAACAGAAGTGCCCAGAACCGTTATTACAGTGAGTCTGGCCGACCGAAACAGATCCTCAGTAGCGCTAGAAAACGGGCAAAAGTCAAAGGGCTTTGCTGTACGATTACCCTAGAATGGGTATTAGCAAAGATCGACGAGCAGGGTAATAGGTGCGTTAAGACTGGCATAGAGTTCGATTACGGTAAAGATGCACAGTATAAGAAGCATCCTTATGCACCGAGCCTAGATCGGATCGACAACGACCAAGGTTATACGCCCGAGAATACGCGGCTAGTATGTACGATGTACAACTACTGCAGGAATGTTGCCAGAGACGAAGACGTTGAGTTTTTCGCTTGGCAGTTGTTTCAACATAAATTCGGCACTAGACCGGACTAATATATAAGCAGTGCTTATAGGCCAAAGAGTATGGAAATTGCAGAAGACGCCTTTGAAGAAGGGCAAGCGGTACTTCCCAAGTTGACGAAGCAGCAAGAACAGTTTGTACGGTACTACTTGCTAGGCTATTCAACCACTGAAGCAGGTAAAGCGGCAGGGTATTCGCAGGCTAACTCATCAAAACTGGTGAACAACGCTGTGATACAACGCACATTGACCTACTTTCGGGAAAAAGAGTTCGATCGCATTGCGGTCACCCGAGAAAGTATTACAAAACTGTTTTTTGAGGCCCACAGAAAGAGTGGTAGTGCGACGGAAGAGGTCGCTGCGCTTAGAGAGATCGCTAGAATGCATGGTCTCTACGAGCCACAAAAGATCCAAACGATAAGTGTGAATATCAATTCCGAGCGGCACATTGAAGCGGCAACAGATGCGGATTTACTTAAGTTAGCAGGGCTAGGTGACACTCACTTTAACCCTGAATCAACGATCGATGGTGTTTTTGAAGAAGTGGAGGCTGACAATGGTAAAAAAGGACACTAAAAAGTGCTCTTTTTGCAACGAAGATAGGCCAATGACCCTGTTCGATCCTTCGAGTGCGCCCACAGTGTGCTCCAAGTGCAAGAATCTGGGGCAGCACCGTGCCTTCCAAGCCATTATCAGCGACCCGAAGCGCCATAAAGCGTTCTTGAAAGAAAAAGAAAACGAGCATAAGGCCAGAGCGGCCCATGCCAACAAGCTACTACACAACAAACGCCTAAAACAGTCAGAACGTGACACGTTGGAGAAGCAAGACTTGGGAAAGCAGCCAGATTTTAAAGACGAGAATGGTGTTTTTGACTCTAAAATGGCGGCCCAAGCTGAATTAGCGAAGCGCGAGCTGGCTCGGAGGCACTTACTGCCTTTCGTTCAGCGATTTAGCGAGCAATACATTCCTGGTTGGGTGCATAAAGACATTTGCCTACGTCTAGAAAAGTTCTCAGACGATGTTGCCGCTAAAAAGTCACCGCGTTTGATGCTATTTATGCCACCGCGCCACGGTAAGAGTGAGCTGGCGTCGAAAAACTTCCCTGCATGGCACCTTGGGCGCTACCCAAATCACGAATTCATTGCCTGTTCCTACTCTGGCTCGTTGGCCATGGGGTTCTCGCGCAAAGTGCGTGGCCTGCTGCGTGATACGCAGTACCACTCGCTGTTTGAAACCCGATTAGACCCCGAATCACAGTCCGCTGAGCAGTGGCTAACGACCAAAGGCGGTGGTTATGTGGCTGCAGGTGTAGGCGGACCGATCACAGGTAAGGGTGCGCACATATTAGTAATTGATGACCCTGTAAAAAACCGTGAGCAAGCCGAATCAGAGACCGCTCGCCAAACGGCGAAGGACTGGTACACCTCAACGGCCTATACACGACTCGCACCGGGCGGTGGGGTGCTGGTTATCCTAACCCGTTGGCACGATGACGACCTTGCGGGGTGGTTATTGGAGCAGGAAAAAGACGGTGGAGACAGTTGGGAGGTGATCAAGTACCCAGCGATCGCTGAAGATGACGAAAAGTACCGTAAAAAGTACGAACCGTTGCACCCAGCACGTTATGACGCTGAAGC